GCTTTGTTACGGCGACAACGTTCATCCTAACCTCGTAGGCGCTACGCCGGGCAAGTCGGCGATGAACAACAGCGGTAGCGATAAGCGCGAGCTTTTCTTGTTGAAACAGGCTGCGGAGACGGCCTTTCATGATGTACTGCTTGAACCTTTCCGCGTTATGCTGTATTACAATTGTTGGCAAGAGAAATACGACGTTGATGTACCTTTTATCGTACTGACAACGCTTGATGAGAATAAAGAAAAGAAAGAAGTGAAACCTAATCCTGACGCAAATGGAAACAACAGTAACGAGGATTGAAATTACTCGTAAAACATTAGAGGCTGCCGTTGTGGTAGCTACGAGCAAAAATGGCGATGTTTTTGATATGCTCACAACTGCCATTTCTGATACTTATTCTAACTTTTCAGCTTATGTTTTGAATGAGGTTGGACGGCAAGCAGTAGAAGAGGGTACAGATCATGAGCTGCTTGCACTCGTGAAATCTTACGTATGTCGACGCGCTTTCTATGACAATGCACGTCAACTCGACCTCGTGATGACTGCATCGGGGTTCGGTGTCGTATCAGCTTCAGACCTTGCACCTGCTTCAAAGGTGCGCGTCGATGCGATGTTAGCGAACGTAGAGCGGTTATATTTAACTGACTTTTCACTCATCCTCCCTCGTTTGTTCAAATTACATGGGTGGTTTGAGGCTTCACACATGAAGCTTTCGCTTATCAACACTTATTTTGATTATTGTAACATTTGTGGCTATAATCACTCTACAATTGAAGACTTCAATGCTGCACAACCCTTACTTGCAGAGGGTGAGCAGTTATTGAGGGCTAAGATTAGTGACGCGCAATTTGATGCTTTCATCAAGATTGTGGCCACTAACTCGGCAACGGATGTTGTCAAGCGTGCTATTGATAAAGCGCGCTTTTGGTTAGTACTACATTTGAGGGGTGATAAAACGGCGGAACGCTTTGCGTATAATCAACTCTCTTCGATAATGGAGGACAATATCGATGAGTTCAGTGAGTATAAGAATAGTAAGGAATATAAGGCTAATCATTATGAGAATTACAAGAACACTAAGGAGTCCGGGGTGTACTTTTTCTAAAGAAAAGGGGTTGATACTGCATGCGCCTCAATCTTGGCGTGAACTATCACAAGACCAGCTGCGTTATGTGTTCGGCCTGCTCGGTACGTTCAGTGACCTTACGCAAATAAAAACTTTCATGTTTATGCGCTTTTGTGGTATTCACGTACAAAAGTGGACTTCAAAAGGTGTGTTCTGCTTTATGCGCGGTCGGCTTGGACGTAGGAAATTCTTTACTATTACGGCTAATCAAGTTCAGAGTCTTATTCATCAGTTTGACTTCATCGACAGCTTCGATAACATGGGCGTGCGGTTGGATAGCGTCTGTGGCTATCGGGCTGTCGATGTGAACTTGCACGGCATTTCCTTTATTGACTACCTTTCAGCTGAGACGGCATTTCAGGTGTATCTTTCCTCTAAAAAAATGGAGAATATTGATACACTTGCTCGCATCCTCTATCGCAAGCGCAATGGGGATGCCCCTAAGCGCCTGAAGCTTGATATCGCGGAACGCACAGGTGTGTTTGCGTGGTACTGCTATGTCAAGGCTGAATTTGCAAGACAATTCCCTTCTTTCTTTCGTCCTGCAGGCGGTGAGCCTACAAAGTGGGATTTGCTTAAAATGGCAAATGTTCAGTTGAGGGCGCTCACGCAGGGCGACGTGACTAAAGAGGAAATGATTAAGAACATGGATTGCTGGCGTGCGCTCACTGAACTAAATGAGAAAGCGCGCGAGGCAGCCGAATTTGAGACGAAATATGGAAAATAATTTTAATCCAATTGATTATTTCACGTCACTTGCTGAGAAGAATAGGCTTTGTCGTGATCATGACTTCAAAGTGCTTGCTTGTTCGGGGCCTGAATCTATCGAGGGGCTGATTGGTGAATTTCGTAAAACAGCGAATTTCGTTCTTGTTGATGACACAACAGATAACAACGTGCACAGCAATAAATCGGGGTTCTTCACAAAATCTGTCTACACGGTGTGGGTACTCGCTGGTTACAAAATGGGGGACGCAGAGAGTAGGAAAGAGTCGCTCGAGCTTTGCAGAACTATTTTTAAGCAGTTTCTTGCGAAGACGCTTGCGGACAAATTTTCGGGCGCGTATCGTGGGGAAATGGCTTACTTGGGCATTGAACGTATCTATTACAAAGAGTTGGGGCGTTATAGCTTCAATGGTACGACAGGCCTTTATTTTATGATAGATAATGACCTGCCTACTAACCTCGTGTATCAGGCTAAAGACTGGGAGGAATAAACATGGATAGGAGTCAGCATATTTCGGGAATGCTTACCAGCTTCTCTACGATGAATACGCGCAATGTGAATGATTTACGTAGATATGAGGAGGGGTGGGCTAAGGAAATGCTGACGTTTTGGCGTGAGCGTATGGATAAGCTTGCAGTCAAAGACTCGGGCTATCTTTACAATAGTATGTCGGCTATCATTGGGGTAGGTGCTGTTACAACAATTGAGCACAAGTTTGCGCTCTACGGCATCTATGTTGCTGCAGGTGTTGGCCGTGAGTTTGGAGAGAAGTTCCGAGAGGCGAACGGCACACTCCCTTTCCTGCTGCCTGGCGGTGAAGAGTATCGCGAGGAACATGGGCTAAATAAACAGAAGCGTGTTGGCCCTGCCTGGGGTGGTCGCATGGCTGGTGGCCACCCTCGCGTTAAGCGCGATTGGTTCGCTAAGAAATACTATTCTTCTGTAATGCGGTTGAACGAATTTGAAGCGTCGTTCTACGGCGAGGCTTACAATGGCCTTCTATCGACCGGACTACAAGAAATTTTTGCAGGTGTGGGCATCGGTAGAAATTTATAGCGTATTTTTATTCTCATCACATTTCTTTAATTTTGTTTTCGTTAGACTTTTTTATTTCGTTTTAGTGTATTTATGAGTGATTTGACAGCAACGATAAAGGGCATTACTAAGCAACTCGAGGCGATACGTGACGAGCGTATGCCTTATGCTAACACGGCAACGCGTATTGGTGAAGCAATGTTATCGTTGCTGTCGTTGTATCAAAACACCCCTTATGTGAAAAAAGAGGGCGAGCAGCAACTTGTAATTGGTGACATTTACCTATCATGGGATAAGGAGAATAATGCTGTAAAGGTTTCAAAAGCAGACGGAAGCGCAGCTAACTTTTATGCTGAAGGGGGGATTTCTGCATTCGGTATCGGTTCTATTCAAGGTGACGGGGGTAGTGGCATGTCGTTTGAGCGTTTGGACAATTGGGCTGATTATTCTATCGATAAGGCGACTGCTGTTCTTTCTGCATTTTTGGGCAATGATCTGAATGAGCGATTAAAGAAAGTTGAAGGTGGCGCGTTAACCTCGGTGGACTGGTCGATTATTCAGAACAAGCCTACTTCAATGCCCGCCAGCGATGTGCCTGCATGGGCCAAGGCTGCAACGAAGCCCTCGTATGCCTGGAATGAAATAACAGGTAAGCCAAGTGAGTTCAATCCTGCTGCACATTCGCACTCTTTTGCTTCTCTATTGAATAAGCCTACAACCCTGCAGGGGTACGGCATTACAGACGCAAAGATTGCAAATGGTACGATAAAGCTTGGTGCTGAAGCTATAACACCTCTTACTGCGCATCAGGATATTTATGCGCTGACATTGCAAAAAAATGGAGCGATAATAGGCTCTTTTAACCCTAAAAGTGCGAACGCGACACTTAACATAATAGTGCCGACAAAGCTCTCCCAGCTCACCGATGATGTTGTGTCTGGCAAGTATCTACCTCTTAATAGCAACGCGGTATCAGCAACGAAATTAAAGGATAGCCGGCTGCTATGGGGACAAAATTTTGATGGAACAGGAAATGTCACAGGGGCGTTAAGCAGCGTGACAAATATTGATAATCTGATACATTTTATAGGGAATAACGTTGGTATTGGCACAAATTCCCCTCTTTACAAGCTTGACATAAACGGCAATGCGCGAGTTACTGATGAGTTGCTCGTTGATAGTTATCTGAATCTTGCTAATAACAAAGGGTTGCGCTTGCGAGATAAAGAGGGTCATAATCAACGTGCGCTGTTTATTTCTAATTCTAATGTCGTTTATCTCGGTTGCAATGACCGACCACTTTACACGCTTTTTGTGGGCAGTGAGTTGCATTTTAACGTGTATAATAACGGTTGGCAGGACGCACTTGTTATAACTCCTGACCGGAATGCAACTTTTTCAGGTAATGTGTTAGCGCAGGGTGGCGTAACAGCTTACACAACATCAGATAGGCGTTTGAAAACAAACATCAAGCAGGTTGATAGTATGCGGATAATCCGCAGTCTGGGCGGTACCTGGCAGTTCGATTACAAGGACACGGGCGAGCACAGCATAGGTTTTATTGCGCAGAGCGTGAAAGATAGTGCACTCAAGAGTATGGTCTGTACGAATGCAGATGGTTACTTGAAGCTGAACTACCTCGACACAAGACTTATTGCACTCGCGCTCGGAGCAGCCGTGCAGGTGGACGATAAGGTCGAGCGGTTGAAGAAGCGGATAAGAGTGCTTGAGAAAGAGGTAGAACAATTGAAAGGAGGTGAGAAATGAGCATCGTAAATGGCATTATACAGGCCCCTGTAAGCATCGCAGATGTGAAGACTGTACTCGGCGAAACAAGCAACGACCTTGCAGCGTTATGCAGGAGTGATAAAATAAATATGTGGGCTAAATACAAACCTGTAGAATTAAATAAGCCTTTCACCTCAGATGAGTTTGATTTTGACAACAGGAAATGGCGTGACAATGCAGTGTGGTATAGAGGAGCAGACTTTGAGGGTGTTGGAATATGTGGTATAAAAATAACACACAGCAGCACTTTACAAAGCTTAACAGAATTATACGACAAAGGACAAAGTAACTGGTCGCGTGTAAAAGTAGGCTCTACCTTTGCGTGTCCTTACCGGCTATCTGATTTCGTAGGCTACAAGCATGCTGCGACTGCGCCTTTCAAAAGGCCTTTCGTAACAAGTAAGACAAATGAAAATGGCAGCGTATTCGCTACGATGATGATAAAAAATCTTGATACGGAAAACGAACTGACGATGCAGGAGTTCGGTAAATTATCAGAGGCTTATCTCGGGCTTGCGTTAAAAGATGCTGCAGGTAGATTAGTTTATTTCATGACAACCGACAAGACGCTTAAAAATGGCGGTGTTAATGTTGAAATGCAGGGTATTGCTTTCGCTCCTGGGGACTATAAGGCTTATATCTTTCTTTGTTCGGCTGTACTTGCACTGAATAAACCTCCTGTACAAGCTACATACTACACAATACCTGATTTCAAGCCTTCTGTAGTGAATATTACCTCTGAAGCACAGCACATAAATGACTACTTCACTATCAAAGCGCGTGAGGATATTAGAGGACATATTATCGTAGATGTAGAAATAAAAGATAACTATGTGCGGAGATCTAACAATGAGAATTTCTATATCATTTTAAGATTTGCATCAAGCGAAACAGGCTCTCCTATCAAAATGGGAGAACAGGCATTTACCTTTACAGATGTCGAGGCTGGCACGAAGTATACTCATATGTTTGATAAACGTGCTTCTGAAGAACGATACAAAATAGAATATACTTTTATGAGTGTAACACAAGAGACCTACATCAAAGAATTAAACCTTTTTACAAATCAATAATATTAAATAACTATGGACGTAAAAGTAAAAGCTATTACCGGCTTCAAGGCAAGTGTTGAAGCAGTAGGCGCAAGTACAACTATTAAGGCTATCGTTTCAGTTGAAAACGATAAGTATGCAAATATCGAAAATGGCAGCGTTAGCAGTAACGAGGATACAAACAAACAGCTCGCAACTTTCGCGCATTTCGGAGGTATCAACATCAGTTATCTTACAACAGATGAAGACGAAATCATTGCAGCTATCACAGATGTTACAAAATTTGTGAAATACTGCAAGGCAAATGCAGCGAAGCTCGGTACAGTCAGTACAGAAGAAGCTAAAGAAAAGTAAGTAACAAGGTATTTTATAGAAAATGAAAGTAAAGACGATTAAAGCAGTTGAAGCCTACAGAGCGCTGAAGACGTTGAAAGTTGCAGGCATGAGCGATGAAGCCATGCTCGCAGTGTGGAAGAACCTCAAAGCTTTTCGCCCTGTCTCGGAGGCTTACGACAAAGACATAGAGGAGGTGCGTGCGACTCTTCAGGATGCTGAGTTTGAGAAGATGCAGCAGCGTGTAAAAGAAGCGCAGGAAGTTGAGCGTAAGGTCAAGGAAGAAGCACGAGAGTTAACCGAGGCCGAAAAGCACGAAATCGTAGAAATCAACTCGTGGTTCGCTGCATGGAATAAGAAAGGGCAGGAGTATTTCAAAGAACTTGCCGAAAAGGATGTGAAAGTTGATATTGTCGAAATCGATGTAGAAGAGTTGCTTAAGGCTTTCAAATTGTCTGATAAGACTTTTGAAGAGGTTGAAAAGCTGGCGTGGATGACAAAGTAGAGTGTCAACAACACTTTATTATATCCCTGTGTTGATTTCGTGTGAAATTGGCACAGGGATATATCGTATTTTTACACAGCCTTTTTCGCGCGTATCTTTGAATTGTTTTATAAATTATTACTGTTATGATGTTTGAAAAAATAAAAGAATTTATCATAAGTGTTACGCTTGCATTGCTTGCATTTATGAAACCCATTGAGCCTGAACTTAAAACGCTTTCGCTCATTTTCGTCCTTAACTTCGTGTTCGGATATCTTTCAGGTATGATTGCGAATCATGAAGATTTTGATATTAAAAAAGCGGGGCGTTGTGGGCTGGAAGCTGCCGTTTTCTTTGTGCTTTGCCTCTCTATTTTTGAAATAGGTAAGTTAAAGGAGCAGTGTGTGCAGGCACAACAATGCGTTAGTATGATAACCTACCTTGCGATGTACTTCTATGGGCTAAATATCTTGAAGAATCTTAAGAAAATTTTCAAGCCTGAAACGGCAGCATGGTATATCGTTGCTTTTATTTACTATATTTTACGAATTAAATGGGTTGAGAAAATTCCTTTTTTGTCTGAGTTTCTAAACATTCAATCGAAATAATTATGACTTATCAACAAAAAGTATTTTGTAAAGCTGTATATGCTGCTGCTTGTGCACTTTACTTAAAAGATAAAGATAATTGTGTATCTCCTTTATTTACAACCGCGCAAGCGATGTTGGAGAGTGGTTGGGGTAAGGCTGCGATTGGCAACAACCTCTTTGGTATGACGGTGGGGAGTTCCTGGACAGGCAAACGGCAATTGGTCACTACTCGCGAGATATTCTCTACTCCTAATAAACATTTTAATGCACCTGAATGCATTATTTCTGTTACTTCGCTGAACGGTGGGCGTTACGTGTATAAATGTAAGCGCCTATTTCGTGATTACGCGACACTTGAAGAGGGATTGAAGGATCATAATGCGCTCTTCAAAAAACAGATTTATGCGGATGCGTGGCCTTATCGGTTATATCCGAAAGAATTCGCGAAACGTATCTCTGATAAGATAGGGGGAATGTATGCTACTGACCCTCTTTATTCACGCACATTATGTAGAATGATAGATATTGTTGCATCTATAGTTAAATAGAAAAATGGGAAATTACAAGAATTCAATTGAAAATAATATTCCGCTTATTCGTAAGCGTGTAGGTACAGATCTTTTCCTTGTTTTAGAGATACGCGAGGAGGGTAAAGGTGTTGACTTTAGCAAATGTAAAAACGTCAAAATTTGTATTGTAAACGAGGACGGAATAACGAGTAAATGTTGGAAGGAAAATGTAACAACAAAAGGCTCGCGTTTAGCAATTCAGATGAATGCTACTGATAATAATATTACAGGTATCTTTAGAGTGTCGGTTATTTACGATATACCGAGCGATGATAGCGAAACAGGCTTTATTCACGTTGTAAGGGATATTCCGAAAGCCTTTGAGATTATTCCGTTATCAACCGAAGAAACACAGGCCATGGTGTTCGTTGTGAGCAGTCAAGGTGGATTAAAGCCAACCGAGGCGAAAGACGGAAAAGACGGCAAGGACGGACGTTTCAAGCGCGTTGTACACGAATCAACCGACACCACATGCACCTTAACACCGAACACAAGGCACGTATGGGGCGAGGTTGAACGGCTTGATTTATTGCTTGAAGAGGACAACACAAGCGACTATGTGAATGAATACTCGTTTGCTTTTAGATGTAAGAGCAACAAGCCTACAACTCTTAGTGTGCCTGCAAGCCTTACATGGGCAGAGGGTAAGGTCGTAACGACAAAAGCAGGCAAGAGATACGAGGGTAGCATTGTTGATAACGTAATAGTACTGATAGAGGCATGAGCATGAATCGAAGACGCCTGTTGTTAAGGCATGAATATAACAAATATATTCACTTTGAAGATAAAGAAGTGGAGCGTATTTGTATTGAGAAGTGGGATAAAGATGGTGACGGCAAACTAAGCAAAGAAGAGGCATTGCAGGTGTCAAATATCGGTAACCTGCAAATGCCACATGATTGCAAATTTCACGAATTTAAGTACTTTGAGAATGCAACGAATGCCGTTCAATTTCATTTCCCCGACACAAATGTTGAAATTGTCGTGCCGTCACAGATAACGACTATCCCAATATTTTTTGCTCAATTCGTCACCGCGCAAATACAACAGAATAACAACGCGGAGGGTAATGCTGTTCTAATCTTTTTAGGAGAGATAAAGGAATTTCAATACTACGCTATTTCTGACGATAGAGAGTATCGCGTTCCTTACTTCTCTATTGTGCTACCTAACACGAAAACGCCCCCGAAATTTAATCCAGCGTGGAAAGCGAATTATGGAAGATGTAAAAAAATGTACGTACCAAACGGCAGTGTGGAATTATACAAGGCTGCAAATATTTCAGGCGTGTTGAATATACTCCCTATTAGCGAGTACAAAGGCAATTATTAACAACTAAAAATAAATATTATGATACAATACAGAAAAGGAGATGAGGTGTATAACGGCAGATATATTGAGGTAAACGGCAGAATGATAATTGCCCCAACACCTGAAATACTACTCGAAAATGGTTACATCCCTATTGATGTCGAACCCTCACAAGAAGAGTTATTAAAGTCTGCTATTCAGAATAAAATTGCGGAAATTTTAGCTTACGATAATAGTGATGCGGTGAACTCTTTTAAACTAAATGATATACCTGTGTGGATTAATAGAGAGGATAGAATAGGCACGCGAAGAGCTTTAGAGTTAGATATCGCAAACGGGTTGTCAGAAAGTGAAATTTGGCTCAATGGATTTAAACTCGTAGTAAATAGTCAACTCGCATTAAAGCTACTTGATGCAGTAGGGCATTATGCTTACTCTGCTTACAATGTCACGCAATCACATATCTTTGCTGTTAAAAATCTTACTTCAATTAATGAGGTTGAGAAGTATGATTATACAAAGGGTTATCCTCAAAAATTAGATTTAAAAACAGCTTAAAATGGAAATTTTAACAATTATAAGTTTATCTATTATGTCAATATACCTTGTTGGCATGGGTGTACGATATGGTGTTAAAGAATATGTTAGCGACAACGCATATTTAGGAAAATACCGATGGCTATTTTCTGCAGTTATGCTGTTGAGTTCTTTAACACTACTCCCTGTAATGTTAGAGAAAGGCGGTGTTGCTCCTTTTTTTGCATTATTCGCTGTTTTCGGCCTTTGCATTGTCGGCATTGAACCGCTTTATAAGATAGAGAAGATGCATGCTGTTGGAGCTTTTATTGCCCTTATTTGCGGTGCGTTATGGGTTGCAACCTTTTATCCATTTCTCGTTGTAGGAGTAACATTATCATGGGGATGCTATTACTTATTAAAGTTGCCGAAACCTTATTATATAGGTGAAGTGACAACGTTTGTTATGATTTATATAACTATAATTATTTGAAATATGAACATTTTGAATTATCTTAAAGGAAGATATTTTTCTTTTTTTGTAGGTGTACTGATTCTTATTGCGACTGCAATTATTGTCTATCCGGCTTGGATAAGAAAGCAATATGAGGTTAAAGAATTGCAGGCGCAGTTGGCCCATGCTCGTACTTATAAGTCTATTGTTAGCGAAGTGTTACACGACAGCAGTACCGCCGTCACACAACCTGCTTCAAACATCGATAAGCATGCGTACAAGCGCGAGTTCGCAAATAGAAAGCTACTGAAAGAATTAGACGTGAAACCTCGTGATGTCGCTGCTCAGTCTGATATTGCTACTCATGCAAGTGACTCTGTGAAGCTTGCTCCGCGTGATAGTGTGTTTTCTTATCACGATAAGTGGGTACAATTTCATTTTTCGTTACGTGATAGCTTGCTCTCCTACCATGTGCGTGATTCTCTCTCTACTTTTGTGATACGCGAATATAAGCATAAATTCCTATTCTGGAAGTGGGGGACAAAGGGGTATAAGATTAAGATTGTGAACTACAACCCTCACTCTAAAATAACTTATAGTAATTATCTTAATATAGATTGATATGGCTGGCTACAATGAGGTTTATACAACTACCGTCAAGCTGAATTCAGAGGAGGCGAAGAATCGTCTCCTTGAATTGCAGAAAGTAGTTGATACGCTTAAACAGAAGCGTAATGAGGCTTTTAAGGCGAATGACATGCAACTTTTTGCTTCGCTCGGAAAAGATTTATCGAAAGCGGAACATGAGCTGAAGCTTTTCAAAAATCAAACGATGAGCGTCGTTGAAACGTTGAAGCACATCGATAGCAGCAGCGTCGAGCAACTTGAAAAGGCTGTGCGTTCTCTAAAAAGGCAGCAGAAGAAGACGAATGACGAGAATCTTTATGCTGAAATCGGTGTACAGATTCAACGATGCAAGGAGCGTATTGATGAGTTCAAACAGGCTGAACGTGGGGCTACAGAAGAGGCTAAAGCGCTTTCGGCTGGCATGCTCAATTTGCGTAATGTTATGTCAAATATCGGTCACGCTTCTTTGAATAAGTTACACGAAGCTGAAAGTTATTTGAAGCAACAAGTTAGCAATCAGGACCCATCGTCAACTTCTTATGCTACTTCTGTTAGTCAGCTGAAAGAGGTTCAGGCTCAAATTCTAAAAATAGAATCTGAGCAGAAACGCGTTAACCAGCTTATTGATCAATACGACGATGAGATTAAGCAGGCTCATAAGGACATGAGCACTGTTCAGCGAGAAACGAAGCTTGTTAATGACACCTTGCGAACACTTGACCATGCCTCCGTAGATAAGCTGCAATATTCTATTAAGATCATCAATGAGAATTTGCGACACATGGACCGTGGTACTGGAGAGTTTAAGCAGATGTCGGAGCAGGCGAAACGTTTACGTACTGAACTCGCTAAAGTTAACTTTGAGGGTAGGGCGCAACAATCCTGGATTAATCGCACGGCTGATTGGTTCAACAAAATGCAGGGTATGGCGATAGCTGCTGTAGCTTCTTTGTCGGGAGTCGCATTGACAGTGCGTCAGTGTGTCAGCGAATTTGCGAAAATGGACGAGGAGCTTGTTAACGTTCAGAAATACACGGGACAGACGAAACAGGAGGTTGAGGAGATGAACGAGACCTTTAAGAATATGAATACTCGTACTCCTCGCGAGAAACTCAATGAACTTGCGCAAGATGCTGGGCGTCTGGGGATTCACACGAAACAGGCTGTTGAGGAATTTGTTGACGGAGCAGACAAAATTAACGTCGCGCTGGGCGATGATCTGGGCGATGATGCTG